AGTAAAAGAGGTTGGAGATACATATTGGGTAGATAATAGTGATTCAATAAATACAGATAATTTAAATGTAAGAGCATACGTTACTTTTCAAGATATTTCTCAAGGGATTACACAAACAGATGCAGATTATGCAACAACAAGTCCAGCAATTAAAAAAAGAATACTAAATTTAAATACTGAAGCAGATTGGCAAACTAAAAGATTTGAAATTGTTGATAACTATTTAATATATCCATCAAAAGATATTGATTTCAATACTATATCAATGGTTTATTCTATTAGATTTAAAGTTTTTGGTATTTTACATAACAAACTTTCATTAAGAAAAATAGAGTTTGCAGCAAAAAGTTTAAATGCAAATGATTCAAATCCAGTAACAAGTAGATATGGAATTGATTTAATACCATACAAATTAGCAGGTGGAATCCCTGATTATAAAGGAGTCAATCCATATGTTATTGATAAAGAAAGCGTACCATACTTATACCTTACAAGAAAAAGTGGCATTGAACTAAGAGATGGATTAAATAATTTAGATCGTGGACTCAGTATTGATATTAATCCAGGTTTAGATACAAAGTACTCTTTAAGTGCTATTCAAATGTTTATTAGATCAGACCTGTGGGCATTTCCAGAAGATCCAGTTTTAATATTTGAACTACAATATGCAGATGATGTTATAGAATTTTACATTCAGGCTAATTCACTGAATGCAGATAGGGCAACTATTTTTGCTAAAACAAAGTCTGATGATACCTTATTTACAGAATTGTATTATTATTTAGATGGACTTTATGTTGCAGAGCCTACCATATCAATTCAAAGATGGACAGTATTAGGTATATCATTTCCAATTAATTTAAGTTTTAACTCTTATAATGGAAAAATAAATTTAAAGCATTTGATTACTTTTAATAATATATCTTTTTATAAAGGAACTAATTCACAACTCGAGCAACAAATTTTATTTAGAAAGTGGAGTGAGGTAGCAGAGCAAAACTGGAATGATTGGGATGATTCAGACTGGAATAACGTATTGATCAAGAGTAGAGATAGTAGATATATTGTTAATGCTGGGGAAGTCTATAAAAATTATGTTGGCACAAATAAAATTACTATAGATGATGGTCAAGGAATTTATATAGAAACAGACTATTTAAAGGTGTTTAAAGATGCAATTTGGCAAAGTTCTGTATCAACTGTAGCATAATATGATATACTTGTGGTTATGAAACCTGAAGATTCGTCAAAAATTGGTAAATCAAAGATCAAAGTCATTGAAAAGGGTTATGACTGGGGACTTTATCTATGGGAAAAACCCAATGGAAAGGTCTTTGGGGATGGTCACGGAAACCTTTTAAACATTCCTTCACGTAAGGGCGATCTAGAAAAAATTATGGAATTACGTAAGGCAGCAGCATATTGGGGTCAGCCAGAAGGAAAGCCAATTTTCCATCCTGGAGTTAGTCGAGTTAGTGAAGAAGAATATTCAGAACAAATTGACAGAATGAAAAATGGTCTTATTCCAAGCATGAATGATCTTGGAGCAGTTGCTGCTGCACAAAAAACAATAAGGGAGCATGGATCCGATGACTGATAACGAATATTATATTGGAGCCAGTATTGATAATTTATTAGAAAAAGATGGTGAATTTAAAAAAAGTGATCCATTTAATAAAAACTGGGATGATATAAAAGGCTTAAATAACTTAGATGCAAACTTCAAAAGACGCATTGGTCGTTCAATCGGCAAGGCTGTAGATCCAAATGCTGCATATTTAGATAGTGCAAGCGCTGTTCAGTCTGGATTAGATAATACAAAATCAAAGGCTATTAATCCTGGCGCAGCCGTAAGAAATGGTTATGGACTTTTTGATGTTATTACACCACCATACAATCTTTATGAGTTAGCAAATTATTACGATACATCTTTTGCAAATCATGCTGCGATTGACGCAAAGGTTGAAAACGTTGTTGGACTTGGATATGACTTTATTGTTTCTTCAAGAACAATGTCAAAACTTGAAAATGTAGAAGACACTGCAGCACTTTCTCGTGCTCGTAAAAGAATTGAAAGAGCAAAAATTGAAATGCGAGATTGGCTTGAGAATCTAAACAGTGATGATAGTTTTACTAAAATTATGGAAAAAATTTATGTTGATGTGCAAGCAACCGGAAATGGCTATATGGAAGTTGGTCGTAAAGTAACAGGAGAAATTGGTTATATTGGTCATATTCCATCAACAACCATGCGTGTTCGTAGATTAAATGATGGATATGTTCAAATTATTCAGCCATCTGTTACATACTTTAGAAACTTTGGTGCAAAAAATCCAAACCCTATTACAACAGACACAAGACCAAATGAAATTATTCACTTTAAGCAATATTCTCCATTAAATACATATTATGGAGTTCCAGATATTATTTCAGCACTAGCATCACTTCTTGGTGATCAACTTGCATCAAATTATAATATTGATTATTTTGAGAATAAAGCAGTGCCAAGATATATTATTACTCTTAAGGGTGCCAAATTAAGTGCAGATGCAGAAGATAAAATGTTTAGATTTTTGCAAACTGGGTTGAAAGGTCAGTCACATAGAACTCTTTATATTCCACTTCCTGGAGATAGTGAAAATAATAAGGTTGAGTTCGAGATGAAGCCAATTGAGAATGGCATTCAAGAAGGATCATTTAAAGAGTATAGACTACAAAACAGAAATGATATTTTAGTTGCACATCAAGTTCCACTTTCAAAATTAGGTGGAGGCGATTCAGGATCAATTGCAAATGCTTTAGCACAAGATCGTACTTTCAAAGAGCAGGTTTCACGTCCTGCACAGAATGAGATTGCAAAACTTATTAGCAAGATTATTCGTGAAAAAACAGATATTCTTGAACTTAAATTTAATGAACTCACACTTACAGATGAAATTTCACAATCACAAATTCTTGAGCGTTATGTTAAGACTCAAGTTATGATGCCAAATGAAGCAAGAGAAAAACTAGGATTGCCACAAATTAAAGATGGAGATACTCCATTTGAAATGAGTCCAAGACAGGCAACAGACGCTAGAGCAAATTTAGCAGGGAATAGAGAAAGAGATGCAGAAAGAGTAAATAATAACTCTGATAGTACATCAACTGTATCTGGAAGAAACGCACAGGGAGAAGGAAGATCTTCTCAGTAGTTTTTAAAAAAAGTAATAAAATAGTTGATATAATGGTAGGGATATGATTATCAATAAAGCGCACTGGAATTCTGAGGGTAACAACCTTAGATTGTCCATGCCTATTTCAAAGATTGATCAAGAACGTAGAATTGTATCAGGTTTTGCGACACTAGATAATCTTGATAGACAAAATGATATTGTAACAGCAGAAGCCAGCATGAAGGCTTTTTCTAATTTTAAAGGAAATATTCGTGAAATGCATCAACCATCTGCTGTTGGAAAAATGGTTTCATTCAAAGAAGACAAGTACTTTGATCCAGAGTCAAAGAAGTTTTATTCAGGAGTTTTTGTTTCAGCCTATGTATCAAAGGGTGCCCAGAATACATGGGAAAAGGTATTAGATGGAACTCTTTCAGCATTTTCGATTGGTGGAATTATGAATAAGTGGGATGATGGTTTCGATGAAGAAGTCAGCAAACCAATTAGAGTTATCAAAGATTATGATCTCTTTGAACTATCTTTAGTTGATAGTCCAGCAAATCAATTTGCAAGTGTAGTATCAATTGAAAAAGTTAATGGTGTAAATGTCATTAAGGGAGATATTGCAGACTTAGCAGTTGAAAATGTTTTTTGGGATAAAGAGTCTGGTCTAGTTATGATTTCAGATAAAGATCACGAAACAAGTCCAACAAATGGAAATCAAATGAAAAATATAGGTTTTGTTGAAAAGTCTGATACCGATAAAGACACAATGATAAAGTTCTTAGTTGATAGTGCAAAAGGCATTAGTGCAATTAAGATGCAAAAGGAGGTAAGTCCTATGACAGAAGAGACAACAAACGTTGTTGATAATGTTGAGGTCGTACCAGAGGCAACTGATACAGTTGTAACTAAAAGCGTAGATGCTGAAGTTGCAGAAACTGTTGAAGTTGAAACAAATGAAGCAGTTGTTGAGACTGAGATTGTTAAATCAGAAGAAGTTATTGAGACTGTTGAAACAACAGAAGAGATCGCTAAGTCTGACGATACTGCAGTTGAAGCAATTGCTGAAATCAAGAATACTCTTGCTAATGCCTTTGGCGATCTAACAGCAATGGTTAAATCATTAAATGATGAGACTGTACTAAACCTACAGGCTCAAATTGCTGATCTAAGTAAGTCAATCCAAAACATTTCCGGTGAGGTTAAAGAAGTTAAGGATTCTTACAATGAGTTTGGAAAGAGAGTGGATGCTGTAGAGCAAGACACCGCTTTCCGCAAGTCTGGCGATCTCGGTGAGATTGTTCAGGAACCAGAAATGGTTCAAAAGTCAGTATGGGGCGGACGTTTCCTCACAAACGCCGACTTATTTAAGTAACAATTCACTTGGAGGTGAACAATATGTCAGAACAAATTATTAAAAATCAACCAGGTAGTGGTGGCGCTTCGGACTCAGGTTTGTACAACGCAGACGGAGGTTTCGCATCTGGTGGTATCGGTGGAGTATCTACTCCTTCCAGTGGAACTTTAGGTAATATCCCTACTGCTTTGTCAGGTGTTACAACTGGTCCTAATGCTGT